AGCCCCGAAGCCGGTGGTGGTGACCGCATCCCAGCCCGCCGCCGTTGCCCCCGCCGTGAACGCGGCCGAGGTGGCGGCCACCGCCCAGGCGGCGCGCGTGGAGAACCAGGAGCGCGCGCGGCGCGGCCTAGCCGGCACCATTGCCACCTCCGACCGCGGCGTGCTGGGGGAGGCCCCGCGCCCCGCCGCCAGTGCCCGCAAGACCCTGCTGGGGGAATAACCGATGCCCCGCAACGAGATGACGCCGGAAGCGGTGCTCGCCCGCCATGCCGCCGCGCTGGAACGCCGCCGGCCCTGGGAGGCCGTCTGGCGCGAATGCTACGACCATGTGCTGGCCACGACGCCGGGCAGCGGCGGCCCGATGCTTTATGACGCCACCGCCGCCGATGCCGCCGAGCAGCTCTCCGCCAGCCTGCTGGCCGAGCTGACGCCGCCCTGGTCCCGCTGGTTCGGCCTGGCGCCGAGCCGGGCGCTGGAGGAGGGGCCGAATGCCGCCGCAGCAGCCGCCGCGCTGGAAGAGGCGGCGGAGGTGCTGCAAGGGCACCTGGACCGCTCCAACTTCGCGCTGGAAATGCACCAGGCCTTTCTGGACCTGGTGGTGGCCGGTACCGGCGTGCTGCTGGTGGAGGAAGCGCCGCCGGGCGAAAGCAGCGCGCTGCGCTTCACCGCCGTGCCGCTGACCCAGGCGGTGCTGGAGGAAGGTGCCGGCGGGCGGCTGGACACGGTCTATCGCGCCACCATGCTGGAGGCTGGCGCCATCGCCCGCCGCTACCCCGCCGCCGTCCTGCCCGCCGGGCTGGAGCCGGAGGAGGAGGGTGATGCCCCGCCGCGCTTCCGGGTGGTGGAGGCAGTCTGGCCGGATGGGCATGGCGGCTGCGGCTATCTGGCCGTGCTGGACCATGACGGCCGCGCCGTGCCGCTGGCCACCGGGCGCTTCGCCGAAAGCCCCTTCATCGCCTTCCGCTGGCTGAAGGCGCCGGGCGAGACCTATGGCCGCGGCCCGGTGATGAAGACGCTGCCGGATATCCGCACCGCCAACAAGGTGGTGGAACTGGTGCTGAAGAACGCCTCCATCGCCGCCACCGGCATCTGGCAGGCCGAGGATGACGGCGTGCTGAACCCGGCCACGGTGCGGCTGGTGCCGGGCGCCATCATCCCCAAGGCGCCGGGTTCTTCCGGCCTGACGCCGCTGGCGGCGCCGGGGAATTTCGATGTCTCGCAACTGGTGCTGGAGGACCAGCGCCGCCGCATCCGCGCGGCACTTCTGGCCGACCGGCTTTCCGCGCCGCAGGACGCCCGCATGACGGCGACCGAGGTGCTGGAACGCTCCGCCCAGACCGCGCGGCTGCTGGGCGCGACCTATGGCCGGCTGCAATCGGAACTGCTTTCGCCGCTGGTGGCGCGCTGCCTGTCCATCCTGCGCCGGCGCGGCGAGGTTCCGCCGATGCTGCTGGATGGACGCGAGGCGCGGCTGACCTACCAGTCGCCGCTGGCCCGCGTGCAGGGCCGTGCGGACGCGGCGAATACGCTGCTGTTCCTGCAGGCGGCTTCCTCGCTCGGTGCCGAGGCGGTGAAGCAGATCGACCTCGTCGCCGCCACCCGACACCTGGCCCGCGCGCTGGCCGCGCCGGCCGGGATCCTGACCCCCATCGCCCCCATCGAGGAGTGACTGCCCGCATGTCCGAGAACCTGCTCGAAGCCGCGGCGCCGGACGCGCCTGAGGATGTGCCGGAGAAGTTCCGGGACGAGGCCGGCGCGCTGCGTGTCGATGCGCTGCTGAAATCCTACAAGGAGTTGGAGAAGCGCATGTCCCAGCGCTTCGCCCCGCCCGCGCCGGATGCGCCGGAGGAGGAGAAGCAGCGCTTCCGCCGCGCCATCGGCGTGCCGGATTCGCATGAGGAATACAGCGTCGAAGCAAAGCACGACCTCTGCGGCCCGGATGCGGAGGTCAACAAGCGGCTGCACCAGGCGGGCTTCACCTGCGCCCAGGTGCAACTGGTCTATGACCTGGCCGCCGAGCGCCTGCTGCCGCTGATCGCCGAGGCTGCCGCCGATTACGAGGCCGAGAAGCAGCGCGGCAAGCTGGCCGAGGCGCTGGGCGGCGAGGCGCAGTTCAAGCGCCTGGCGCCGCAGATCGCCGCCTGGGGCCGCGCCAATCTGCCGCCGGGCGTTTTCGAGGCGCTCTCCACCACCGCCGAGGGCGTGCTGGCGTTGCATGGCATGATGGCCAAGGCCGAACCCAGTCTGGCGCGCGAGGCTGAGCCCGCTGGCAGCGTGGACGAGCAGGCGCTGCGCAAGATGATGCGCGACCCGCGCTACTGGCGCACGCGCGAGCCGGAATACGTCAAGCGCGTGACCGAAGGCTTCAAGCGGCTGTTCGGCAACAGCTGAGCCGATAGCGGCAGGGTTTTGCAGCCTCGCTCGCCCTGTCGCGGCGGGCCGCTGGCGCGGTGCATGAGCACCCCGGCGGCCCGCCTTTCCGAAATCCGCCTCGCCCAACCCGCAATCGCGGGCGCAATGGCGCGCGCGCATCGCCGGCCCCGATACAGGGACCAACCGCGCGGTGCGGGCATCACCCCCAGAAGTCTCCTTCAAGGAACATCCGATGTCCGCCACGATCGACCAGGTTTTCGCGAAGCAGTTCGAGTCCGAGGTGCATGAGGCCTATCAGCGCCAGGGCAGCAAGCTGCGCCCCACGGTGCGCAGCAAGAACGGCGTGCGTGGCGCCTCCACCGTGTTTCCCATCGTCGGCCGTGGCACGGCGGCGGCGAAGGCGCGCAACGGCGCGGTGCCAGTGATGAACCTGTCGCATTCCCATGTGGAATGCTTCCTGCAGGACTACTATGCCGGCGAGTGGATCGACCGCCTGGACGAGCTGAAGACCAATATCGACGAGCGCGCCGTGGTGGCCAATGCCGGCGCCTATGCGCTGGGCCGCAAGACGGATGAGCTGATCATCTCCGCCATGGATGCCGGCACCCGCGAGGCCATCGGCACCGCCGCCGGCACCACGGATACCGATGGGCTGACCAAGGCCAAGGTGCTGCTGGCCTTTGAGATGCTGGGCGCGGCCGATGTGCCGGATGACGGCAACCGCTTTGCCATCGTCGGCTGGAAGCAGTGGAGCGACCTGCTGCAGATTCCCGAATTCGCCAATACGCAGTATGTCGGCGATGACGAGCTGCCCTGGAAGGGCACGCAGGCCAAGCGCTGGCTGGGCGCGACCTGGATGCCGCATTCCGGCCTGACCAAGAGCGGCAACCTGCGCTTCTGCTACTTCTACCACAAGACCGCGATCGGCCATGGCGTGGCGCAGGAAGTTGCCACCGACATCACCTGGCACGGTGATCGCGCGGCCTATTTCGTCAACAACATGATGAGCCAGGGCGCGGTGCTGGTCGATGAGACCGGCGTGGTGCGGATGCGCGCCTTCGAGGCGTAAGCGCGGCATGGCCGGGGGTTCCTGCCCCCGGCCAGCTTCCTCTTCCTTCACCGCCGATCAGGAGTTCTGCCGATGGCGCTCTCTGCTCTCGTCCTCTGCTCGCGCGCGCTCCTCAAGATCGGCGCGCAGCCTGTCGCCTCCTTCGATGAAGGCACCGCCGAGGCGGAGGTGGCGGCGAATCTCTACTCCGCCGTGCGCGACGCGATGCTCTCCTCCCACCCCTGGAGCTTCGCCACCGGTCAGATGGACCTGCCGCGCCTGGCGGAAGTGCCCTTCGCCGATTACCGCTACGCCTACCAGATGCCGGCGGATTCCCTGCGCGTGCTCTCCGCCGGCAGCGGCGGCGCCGGGCGCGGGTTGTTCTACCGCCTGCATGAGCAGCGGCTGCATACCGATGCTGATCAGGTGACGCTGACCTACGTGTTCCGGCCTGAGGAAAGCGAGTTTCCGCCTTTCTTCGCCGCCGCGTTGGCGACGCGTCTGGCCGCCGATTTCTGCATCCCGCTGACCGAAAGCACCTCGCGCGCCGAGATGCTGCACCGGATGGCCGATGGCGAGTTCCGGGCTGCCCGGCTGGCCGACAGCCAGCAGGCCACGGTCAAGGCCATCGAGGACTTTCCCTTGATCATGGCGCGGGGGTGAGATCATGGCCATGGGCCGCAGCGTCAAGACCAGCTTCACCGCGGGAGAACTCGGCGACCAGCTTCTGGGCCGGGGTGACCTGCGCGCCTTCGAGAACGGCGCGCGGCGCCTGCGCAATGTCTTTATCCAACCCACCGGTGGCGTGACGCGCCGCCCCGGCCTGCGTCATGTCGCGCTGCTGCCCGGCAAGGCGCGGCTGGTCGCCTTCGAATTCAACACGGAACAGACCTATCTGCTGGTGCTGACAGACCGGCTGCTGCAGGTCTTCATGGGAGACGCGCTGGCGGCGCAACTGGCGACACCCTGGACGGAAGGCATGTTGGACAACATCGCCTATACCCAGAGCGCCGATACGCTTCTGGTGGTGCATCCGGACCTGCCGCCGCAACGCATCAGCCGCAGCAGCCACACCGCCTGGAACATTGCCGGCTGGTCCTTTGTGGAACAGCCCTTTCACCGTTTCGTGCCACCAGGTGTCACCCTTGCCAGCAGCGCGACGACGGGTGCGGTGACGCTGACCGCCAGCGCGGACGTGTTCCAGCCCGGCCATGCCGATACGCTGCTGCGCATCGGCCAGAAGAAAGTGCTGGTGACGGAAGTCATCTCGCCCACCATGGCGCGTGCGGTGGTGCAGCAGCCGCTGGACGGCATGGCCGCCACCCCCGACTGGGACGAGGCCGCCTTCAGCGCCGCGCGTGGCTGGCCGGTCGCCGTCTGCTTCCATCAGGACAGGCTGGTCGTTGGTGGCGCGCGCGACCTGCCGAACCGGCTCTGGCTCTCCCGCTCCGGCGATCTGTTCAACTTCGACCTGGGCACCGGCCTGGATGACCAGGCGATCGAATTCGGCCTGCTGTCGGATCAGGTGAATGCCATTCGCGCGGTTTTTTCCGGCCGGCATCTTCAGGTCTTCACCTCGGGCGCCGAATGGATGGTGACGGGCGATCCGATGACGCCGGCCTCCATCCAGCTGCACCGGCAGACGCGCATCGGCTCGCCTGTCACGCGCATGATCCAGCCGGTGGATGTCGATGGCAGCACCATCTTCATCTCGCGCGCGGGGCAGGGGATCTACGAATATGCCTATACCGACGTGCAGCAGGCCTACCAGGCCAGCGACCTGGCGCTGGTGGCGCGGCATCTGGTGCAGACACCAGTGGCCATGGCTTACGACCAGACCAGGCGGCTGCTGCACGTCGCGATGGAAGGCGGTTGGCTTGCCACGCTGACGCTTTATCGCACTGAGCAGGTCACGGCCT